CTGCGGGCGTCAGCCGGGTGAGAAGCGCGGCACACCTTACTGTAGACCCAGCAAGCGTATTTCTGATAAGACCCCCAAGACGTCGTCAGAGATGACTCCCACGGAGAAGAAGACGCGTATCGCTCAGAAGAAACGGTTGGGGCAGCCTCCCGGTGCGCCTAAGCGTGTACAGGCAGCGCGGAGACAGAAATGACCACCAAGGCGACGAAAGGCAAGTAAGATGGGCAAGCAGTTACCCGGTATGCAATCTCCAATGCCCGGTGGTGTTACCCCCGGCCAGCCGACGCAGCGCGGTGCACTTGGCTCGTTAATGGGCGGAGGCCAGCAGCCTACGCAGCGCGGTGCATTTGGCTCGTTAATGGGCGCAGGCCAGCAGCCGAGGCCAGCGGTGGGTCATCACGGAATGCCGAACAGCGCGATAGCGCCGCCGATGCAGCAGCAGCCTACGCAGTTGCCTCGGAGCGTTGCCCAGAACCTCGGGGCATCAAACCGAGCGTTTCAAGATTACCAAGCTCAAATGGCTTTGCAACAGCAGATGCAGGCTCCGACGTTTGCGCCAAATGACCCGAGATATGCGTTCGGCCCGGGCGGTCAGCAGATGCAGCAAAGCCTCAATCAGGTAGGCGGGCAGCAGCAGATGCTGGGGTTCTCTCCTGAGCAGATGCAGCAGTTTATGCAGATGCCAGCAGCTTCAGACTTCATGCGTCAGCAGCAGCAGCAGATGCAGCAGATGCAGCAGATGCAGCAGATGCAGCAAAGCCTCAATCAGGTAGGCGGGCAGCAGCAGCCGCAGATGCCGCCGCAGCAGCCAGCGTTCAACCCCACGCAGGCCATGAACTCGTTCAGCGCCGATTTGGCCCGCCGGGTGAAGTCGGGGGCGATGACCACGCAGCAGGCGCAGCAGGCTCAAAGTCAGTTCCGCAATCAGGTCCAGATGAACACGCAGACGCCAGCGTTCAACCCCACGCAGGCGCGTCAGCGTGCTGAAGGTATTGCGCGGAATATCATGCAGGGTGTTATGGCACCGCCGCCACCTCCTAGGTTCAACATGGGCGGCGAAGCGATGGAAGACCCGCGTATGCAAGCCATGCGCTACATCCAGCAGTTGGCTAATCAGCAGCGGGGTTACTAATGACCACTAGCGGCACATCCACGTTCAACCTCAACCTTAACGAGCTCTTCGAAGAGGCGTTCGAGCGTTGTGGCGTGGAGATGCGCACCGGTTACGACTTCCGCACGGCGCGGCGCAGCCTGAATATCCTGACCATCGAGTGGGCGAACAAGGGTATAAACCTGTGGACAGTTGAGCAGGGCTCCATCCCCATGGTGCAGGGGCAGATCACCTATGAGCTGCCTGTGGATACCATTGACCTCATCGAGCACGTCATCCGTACGCAGTCGGGGCAGCAGGGTCAGACCGACATCAACATCAACCGCATCTCTGTGGATACTTATTCCACCATCCCGAACAAGAACGCGCAGGGTCGGCCTATTCAGGTGTGGATCAACCGCCAGTCAGGCGCGACCTATCCGCCGGGTGGACGCCCAGCAGGGACGAACACCACCACAGGCGTGGACCATCCGCAGATCAATGTCTGGCCGGCTCCGGAGCAGAGCAACTACTACACGTTCGTCTACTGGCGGCTGCGGCGCATCCAAGATGCTGGCACCAACGGCCTCGTGACGCAGGACATCCCCTTCCGCTTCATCCCGTGCCTTGTGGCCGGTCTGGCGTATCACCTGTCGCTGAAACTGCCCGGTGCGCTGGAGCGGTCTATGGGCCTCAAGGCAATGTACGACGAGCTGTGGCTGGAAGCATCGGACGAGGACCGCGAGAAGGCCCCGCTACGTATCGCCCCACGCCAGTATTTCCGATAAGTTATGCCCCATGGCCCATTGTTCTTGGCATGGGCTGCGGGGTTTTTCGACGGCGAAGGCTCTGTTTTTGTTGAGATATCCAAGAACAAAAACACTCGGCGTAGAGTACGTAACTTGCTAACCGCGTCCGTTACTCAGACGTCTACACCGTGTCTGAATCTGTTCGAGGAGCATTTTGGCGGTAATATAACGCCGATAACCAAGAGTCGGCGGCACCACATGAACAACTCTGTATGCTACGTGTGGCGCGTACGCAGTAAAGATGCGATAGCGTTCCTTGAAGCCATAGCCCCTTATGTGGTAGTGAAGAAGGAGCAAGTAGAGTTAGCGCTCCAGTACCCACTTACGTCGGCAGACGGTAGGAAATATGCGGGTCCCTATAACCCCCTACCTGACGAGGTTCATAACCGTCGTATGGAGATTGGGCAAAAACTCAGAGACATCCGGGCGTCGATGAAGACGGCTTCGGCAGTGAAGGAGGATATAAGTGCCTAATCGCTTTGCCTCCGGCAAAAGGGCAATCTCACAGTGCGACCGCTGTGGGTTTCGCTACAAGCTCAAAGAGCTCAAGCAGCTCGTTATCAAGACGAAGAACGTCAACATCTTGGTGTGCCCCACGTGCTGGGAGCCGGATCAGCCTCAGTTGCAGCTGGGCATGTACCCCGTGGATGACCCGCAGGCGCTGCGCAATCCACGTCCGGATACGACATACTACCAAGCCGGTCTCACAGGCTTGCGGGAAGAAACGCAGGGCGAAGTGCCTAACGACAACGTGCTGGCATCTGGCACGCCATCGGGCGGTAGTCGCGTCATCGAATGGGGCTGGGCCCCGGTCGGACTTAATAACCCCTTGGGTTTATCTGGCCTGCAAAATGCGCTATTGATGCAGGGTCAGGTAGGCACTGTGACGGTAACGACGGAGAACTAAGATGGCTAAGGGTGGTAAGACAAACGCGCAGATGCTGGCGATGGGTCGTAACCTTGCCAAGATCGCCAACCAGAAGTCGGGTAAGAAGCCGACCAAGGATATGGGAAAGGTGAATAAAAATGGCTAACGGTACTCCGAAGAAGGTCGCTATCGGCCCGAACAATAACGGCTATCCGAACAACATCGCCAACACTCAGACCCAGAAGACGCGCGGCACAGGCGCGGCCACCAAGGGTACCGGGCACAGCAAGAAGATGGGCTGATGAACTACGCGCAGCTGTTCGAGACGATCAAGGGGTACGTTGAAAACGACTTCCCCAACACCTCGTGGACCGACTCCACGGGCTCGGGAACGGTTACCCTGACGTCCACCGAACAGATCGACACGTTCATCGTCAACGCCGAAGAGCGTATCTTCAACGCGGTTCAGCTGCTGGACCTGCGCAAGAACGTCACCGGCAACTGCACACTGGGTAACAAGTACCTCACAGTGCCCTCGGATTGGCTGGCCAACTTCTCCATGGCCGTCATCGACGGGGACGGGAACTACGAGTACCTGCTGAACAAGGATGTGAACTACATCCGGGGGGCGTTCCCGAACCCCAACACGCAGGGGCTGCCGACCCACTACGCCTACTTTGACGAGAACTCGTACATCCTTGGCCCCACGCCCGACGCTAACTACGCTGTAGAGCTGCACTATTTTTACTACCCGCCGTCCATCACGACTGCGGGTACCTCGTGGCTCGGGGACAACTTTGAGAGCGTGCTGCTCTATGGCGCTCTGCTGGAGGCGTATACCTTCATGAAGGGTGAGGCCGACGTGCTAGCTGGGTACCAGAAGCGTTACGACGACGCACTTGCTCTGCTGAAGCAGCTGGGCGAAGGTAAAAATCGTGAAGACATGTATCGCAGCGGCCAAGTCCGCTACCCGGTGAGGTAATATGTTTAGCGCACTCGCAGGCGGTGATATCGGCAGCGTCATGGTTATGACGACGGAGGGGCGTGGCTTCACCCCCGAAGAGATTGCCGAGCGCGCGCTTGATAAGATCATCTACGTGGGAAGTCAGACACACCCGGCTATCCGCGAGCAGGCCGAAGCCTTCAAGGACAACATCCGTCAGGTGCTTGTGCACTATATGCACGAGGCTGTGCGGTCGCATAACGTGACTCTGGTGAACAAATTTAAACAAGCGGGTCATCCAGAGCTGATCCCGATCCTCGACGCGTAAGGATACCTTAAGATGGCAATTACCCAAGCAATGTGCACTAGCTTCAAGGCGGAAATCCTCCTTGCGGTTCATGACTTTCGCGCTACCGGTGGCGACACCTTCAAGCTGGCGCTGTACACCTCGTCGGCCAGCATCGACGCCAACACCACGGCGTATAGCGCGTCGAACGAAGTATCGGGCACCAACTACACGGCTGGCGGCGGTACGCTGACCCGTCTGGGCGTTGTGACGTCAAACAACACGGCTTCGACCGGTGTCGGCTTCACCGACTTCTCGGACCTGACCTTTGCCAACGCGACCATCACGGCGCGCGGTGCGCTTATCTACAACAACACGCCTTCGGCCAACTCGAACGCCAACACCACGCTGACCAACGCAGCTGTGGCGGCTCTGGACTTCGGCTCGGACAAGACCTCGACGGACGGTGACTTTACTATCATCTTCCCGACGGCGACCAACACGACGGCCATCATTCGGATTGCTTGATGATTGAAGAGCTCATCAGCCGGGTGTTCTACGCCCGTAACGTAGCTCATTTTGAGCACTGGACCGCTAACGGCGTCGGTGCCTTCTCGCGTCACCAAGCGCTGGGTACCTTCTACGAAGAGGTCATTGAGGCTCTGGATAAGCTGGTAGAGGCATATCAGGGTGCGTTCGAGCTTGTTGGCCCGGTGCGCGCCCCCAAAACCAAGGCGTCGGACATCCAGCTTATCCTCGTTGAGGACGCAGAGTGGATCGAGAAGAACCACGAGAAAATCTGCAAGGGCAACCGCGCAGTGGCCAACCTCATTGAC